GGTGCATTGGCAACTGCCAGTATTATTATAAGATGTGCTGCAGCCGCTACTGTTGTGGCAGCCGATACCACAGCCGGACAATATACTGCGGTTGGCTTCACAAGAGATGTTATAAAAGTTAGAGAAGATGATGGCACGACTCTTTATAATGTAAATGTTGGCGCAGTCGTTAGAGGCACAGTTAACGAAGACATGCTTCCCTATGTAGTGGACGCTAATCAGAAGAAAAATCTAACTGCTCGTATGCTTTTTGCATAACAACAATTAAATATTACATATAAAGGAGGCTGTTATTATGAAAAATTCTCTATTACAAGAGATTAACAAGAAATCAATGGGAACCTATCTTCTTAATCTTAAACCACAATTATGGTATTATCCCGATTTTTTCCCAGCTGAACCGGTGGACGAATTAAAATATGAGACACTTATCGGATCGGAAGGAAGACCGGTAGCTGCTGATATTGTGGCATATAATTCATCCGCTCCGCTTAAAAGACGTGAAGTTATTGACAAACTGACAGGCACAATTCCTGCACAGAGAGTCAAACGTCTCATGGAAGAGACTGATTTGAATACATATAATCAGTTGAAACGTATGGCTAATCCTAATCAGCAAAAACTTCTTAAAATCGTATTTGACGATGTTGGTTTTGTGCATAAATCAGTAAGAGGCAGACTTGAATGGCTCGCTTTACAGATTTTATCATATCCGACATTATCATTGTCAAAAACAACGAATAACGGAATTATAACCGAATTGGCTATCGATTTTCAGATGCCTGCCGCAAATAAAAGACACGTTGCTGTCGTGTGGAGTGCAACCGCCACTACAACTACACCGATTACTGATTTTATCAATGTTAAAGCGGCCGCAACTGCTCTGGGTATTACTCATAAGTATGCTTTAATGAATACAACTCAGTTCAATCAGTTTGCAGCTTCGACTGAGACCAAAAATTTCTCGTACGGTATAATCTATGGTGGATCAGGTGGAATACTTCTGACTCCTACGCTTGAACAGATCAACACGATGCTTGTGACTCGTAAACTGCCGACTATCATTATAATTGATCAGTCAATCACGATTGAAAATTCGAGCCATGTGCAGACTACAGCTAATCCGTGGAATACTAACTACGTTACATTTATTCCCGATCTGAATGTAGGTAATATGTTATTCGGCCCGATTGCTGAAGAGACTAATCCACCTAAACAGGTTACTCAAACTAAAGCCGATGGTATTTTGATTTCCAAGTACTCGGGTGTTGACCCGATTTGTGAATTTACGAAAGGCGAAACAAATGCTTTCCCGTCATGGCCGAGAGTAAGTGAGTGCTTCAGTCTTTATGTTGCTTCAGCATCAGCATGGGCATAATCACATGACGAACCTTGAAGCGCTTAAAGCACTGACTGAATATCGCGGTGAGAATGATAATTTGTTTACCAAGACGTTACTCGATAATGGGGTAACGTCTGGTGGCACTTATGCCGCTACTGATGAGCAAAGTATCGACATGACTCTTGCAGATATATATATGACACTTGCAGGACACCCGGATATGAATGACGGCCGATGGGGCGTTAAATATAGTGTGGCAAAACTATTGGAATTAAGAAAATCGCTATATGGAAAATGGGGAATCGCTTTACCAGAAATCACAAGTCAAGTTAAGGTGCCATCCGTTTATGGAAAAACATCTCCAAATAGGAATGCACATTGGTAATAGGAGAAAAAAATGGGTTTTAAGCGATTTCCCCATACTGCGACGATCAGTTGGACGAGTGCCGGGACTGTAAATCAAACGACAGGTGCACTCACAAACGGCACTCTGAATACTTTATTGATAGTTTGTAATGCTCAACCGCAATCACAACGATATATGCTTGGTGCTGATGGTAATGAGAAAAAGGTTCAATATTCAATAAGCACACCTTTAATATCTGCTTCAGTTGTCAAAAAAACAGCGCAGGTAAATATGTTTGGAAAGAACTTTGCATTGATTGATTTACTGAATTATCAACTTCACTCAGAACTGGAATGTTAAATGAGTCTTATTCCTATGTTTTCTCTGGCAGTATTCTTTAAAAATATTGATAAGTTTGTTGTCAATAAGAAAAAAGAAGTTGCACTCGGACTTGCTGCATTTGGCGAGCAGTTCGTTAACGATGCCAGGGATGGTGGAAATTACCAAGACCAAACATCAAATTTAAGAGGATCAATTGCGTATGAGGTTTATCTGGATGGTGAACCGTATTTAGATAACTACGATGGCACTGACGAAGGTAAGGATGCAGCAAGAACGGC